AGCCTCTGAACAGTAGTAGTTCAAAGGCCCCTGGTTCTGCCCTAAATAAACTAGGCCTTAGCCATCAGCAACTGAGCTGAGTGCAGGCGAATCCGTCGCCGCATCCTTTCACGGATGAGATTTAGATTGTTCATTAGTTTATTTCTTTAACTGAGCTTTCTTTGGCTTGAGTGTATGCTCAACGCCTCTGTAAGTAAGCTTTGTTTCTGCTGGGCGTTCGCAAACTGCTGAACCGCAAGACATAATAATCCTCCGAAATAGCAGTGCCCCCGTCGTATGGCACTGGTTTTTGCAACCGAATGGTTCGACGATTTATATCTTTATTGTATCGAAATATACTGTATCATGGCGAACACTTCATATTAATTAATACAACTTGCAAGCTAGAGAATTAATTGTACATTTTAAATTATCACTCACCTCGTCAAATCAACTACTGCGGTACGCAGAACTATGAACAAGTTCCAAAAATTTAAGCTCGATCCCTCTATTTGTAATTGGGAGTTCCTCTACCAAAACCTTAGCCCTAAAAAGAAACATGAATTTAACCTCGATCTTTTTTTCACAGAAAAAGAATGCACTAAGGAAGAAGCCTACAGGCATTTCAGAGCATCAGAACCAGCGAATGGAAAGCATCGTTTGCTCAGCGTCAGACCACATACAGGATCTTGGAAGTGGGACGGTGATAACAGGAGATGGAGAGAGTCTTTCGATTTTGAAGTCCTCCCAGACGACCCAATCATCAGTGAGTAAATACAAAAGCAAACTGGTGATCTCTGTCGCTTCTGATCACCCACTTACCAAGCATTCATATCTTGGCCATTGGTTTGCCGAACTGACCAATTTCATTACGACTGGAGGGAGGCTTCGAGGTTACTCAGTTGATGTGACCATCGAGGCTGATCCGTCTCCAGACCTGCCTGAGTTTCAAAAATAATTCTTACCAATAAAACCTTCATGCAATTTCTGTTATGCCAAGCTCACTTATTCCTTTCGAGTCTCTCTCCTCCATCTCTACTGAGGAGAACGAATTTATAGATCGATATAAAGCTCCTACTGGGTATCTTCCTTGGGGTTATTTCGCTAAACACATCATCGCTCAGAAGCATCACTATGACAACGATGATCCTTGGTTTAAGAATGTCCTACAGGCTCCTGCATATTATTTAACCGACGAGCTATATCAATCTCTAATCAACACAGATATCAAGATAACCAGTCCACCGAATCTGGTTAACCATTCATTCTTTGTCTTTACGTCTGCCCAAGCAGGGACAGGTCCAGATGACGTGATTGCTTATACCCATGTGGTTTGTAATTACGTCAGTCCTGAGGATGAAGTAGACGGTCGTCCAAGAATGAATTTCAAATGTGATGTTGCTTGCTCAGCGCTGCATTGGAAAGGTATTGAAACTGATGATCGTGACGCTATAGGTCAGATAGATAAGGCATTTCGCTACGACTTCTCCTTTAACTGGGATGAAATAACTCAGAAAGGTCCAACCTTTCATACCAATAGTCATCAAGTTAAAGATGTCTGTTGTTCTACATGCACTTCGAACATATTCGATAAGCAAGTCAGTTTGATTGCCAATTTAATTCTGTTGATGAATGTTCAACCAGATATCGTCACCAGAGAGAAATCTATTCAGTCATCGAGAGGACGAGGCTTCAAGCAATCAACCAAAGAGACAAAAGTAAGAACAATTAATTGGATCGGTAAAGGTTTTACCCGAAGGATTACAACCGAATATTCTCCTGCTTCAGGGGATAATCCTAAGAGATCTGTTTGTTCTCACTGGAGGCGAGGTCACTGGAGAACTGTCAGACAAGGACCTGGTCGAAAACAAACCAAGATGAAGTGGATACAACCAGTCTTCGTCATAGGTAATCGGGCAGATTCTAGTACGAAAAAATAGGTAAGTAATCGCACTTATTTAATAGATTGCTTAGGATAATTATCCAGGAAAAAATAGAAGAATGATCAGGAAGAGAGCAGTTCTTGTTAACTATTTGACTAACGAACCAGTTGATCCAAACTATCAACCATTGCTATCAGCGTGGGAACTTACAGAAGGCAACAAGAACTTAGAGAGAGCATGTTTAAGATGGCGCTTGCGCTGGCTCAATAGAGTTACTACATTAACTGGAGCAATCAATTTGGCGGAGTCATCGGATAATGCTCAGCTTCAATTCGTCTCTACTGGCAATAGCATCTGATTTCGTAGGAAAGTATTCTCCCTTCCAAGCAATTCAAATTACCCCTGCAAAAAGCGGGGGAGTTTATGTCGCTTCAACAGACTGTGGCAAGATTGCTTGCTTAGCATTTGACCCTGGTGGAGACGCAGATGAATCTGCCTTAGTTATTCCTACAAAAGATCTTTTGAAAGTTTCTAGGGGTATCAAGACAGGAGAGAGAACGATTCGTATTGAAGATAATCAAGCCGTCGTAACCACCTTTATGAAGACCACCTCTAAAGCACAAGAGGTTCCAATTCTTCGGAGTAAGACTGAATTTCCGCCATTAGCAGAGAAGCTCCAAGACTGTATTAATCGCTGGACTTCAACGCCTTCAACCTCCTCAACAGCAGGCAGATACAACAGCAGTTACATCAATAAGGCTATTAAGTCTTTAAGTCTTTTTGATTCGTCTATTGTTCTATCTGCCTTCGATGGTGGGCCTTTAAGAATTCAAGGAGATTCAAACAATCTAAATATTCTTGTGATGCCACAGACAGCCGAACCTATTCCTCCTGTGCCAGACTGGTTAGTTACATACGCTTCTACCTAAAGGGAAAATTTATTGTGAAAAAATTCTTGCCTACGCCAAAATGAACGCTACAGTTTTTATACCCTCAAAAAAATATTAAGTGTCAAACGCTGTTTTCATATCAAAGCTCACCACAACTCCAGCACCAGTCAGATTAGGAGAAGAGGAATATGTGGAGGCAAGAGCAGAAACATTAGGCAGAGAACCTGTTGATCTAATTCTCAGAGCAAAAGCAGGAGCCAAGTCTGGACCAGTTTCATTCTTAATGGATAAGAATCCAGGAGATACTTTTCTAATTACTGGTGAACTTACACTGGTTAATGCAAAAGAAAATCCAGACAGAGGCAAGCCTGTCGTTCGTATCTTTACAATTTCAAAAGCGACAACAGATCAGTATGCCAACGAAGTAAATATTGTTGGTCGAGTTGTCCAAGAAACAAAGAATGCTGAGAAGAGCAGCAGCAGAAGTGTGGCTGTTAATCGTTACTTAGGTAAGTCTCCTAGTGGTGAAAGTATTATCGATACTGACTGGTTCAGAGTTAGAGGTTACGGAAAGAACGGAGAACGATTAGCAAGTTTTACAAAAGGAACTCTGGTCGAGATTGATGGAATGCTTGAGAAGAAAACGAACAGAGAAGGCAGGTCTTATTGCGAGGTCAAGATTAGACGAGTCAGGAGTCACAAAGCTGGCAAGGGTGGAGAAGTAAACCCAGCCGCAGACAAGGAAGCTGCAGGTTATGAAAGCTCTGCATTCGATGGAAAAGATGAACCAGATTTCCCCACTAATTGGTAATTAGGTACTTCACATTGCTTAATAAGACGTTACATTATGTATACTTGAGCTTGCATAATGGCGTCTTCATTTTTTCCTCCTGATTACAAACCAGCTTCTGGTTCATCTCAAGAGGGAAATAAAAGTAAAGGAGCGAATCAAAATTATATCGACCAAGGAAAGATTAAAGATACAGAGAAGGTCACAATGGTCATCTGTGGATCTCATCCAGACCATGTAATTGCAGGCAAGAGTTATTGGTCACATCCGAAAGAGAACGAAAGAAGCATCCATAAAAAGTTTCCTTCGCACCAGGGCCTGCCTTCTAATTACAAAGAAGATATTGATCTAAGTTTTGATGCTAAAAAACGGCAAGTCAAATATGGAGAGCATACCGAAAAAGACTTGGCTTACCCCAGAAGCTTTATATCTTTTGTTGCCTATTTCTCTAAACAATCTTTAACTAATTACCCAGATCTGAAAGATACTCCTGGATTTAAAGTTGTTACTTTCGATCGTAATGACTTAAGGGAATCTTTGGAAGACATTTTAGGTCTAACCGAGAGTTATTTCCAGCACGATAGTGGTATTTATAATTTCAAGATGACTCTCAAAAGAAAGGGAGAAGGAACGTCCACGAATTACACATTGACACCAGAGCTACTCACTAAGACACCTCCAGCTCTGACTAAGGCATGGAAGGAGCAGGGGTCAAATATCTGGTTACCTGCTTTGTATACCCAAGGAGATCCATTCGCTGGTAAACCTGTAGAAGCATCAAAGAAAACAGGTCTACCTCCCACGAAACGCGACGACTATGGAGCTGATATTGACCTCGCTACTTCGGCCCCTCAATTACCAGATGACTGGGGATGACACAAGAAGATGTATCAAATTTTACAGGTAATATTATTTTTTCCACCTTGTTACATAACTAGCATTAATGAATGCTACGCGATAATCTAGGATCACTGAACACGCAACTTGCCTCATCTCTCGTGAACTGCTCTTGTGATATCCACGATTCACTACACTCCTGCGAAGAACTATACGGCCAGGCTGTTTCGATCAGTGAAGATAAAAAGGTCATACGCACGCCTCAGGTTTCAGAAACTAAAATTGTCGTCAAAGAAGGTGTAGCAGTGTGTCAGGCAGCTTTCCAATCTTTCTTAGATACTCTTATTCGCGTAGAAGAATTAATAGAATGGAGAATAAGTCGACTCGGTTCTCACTGCGTTTTCCTCCTTGTCACTCCCAAACCTGAATAATCCATCGTTAGATTTGCTTCGACGGGCAACCACCAGAGAAGACGTCAGAGTGATCATTGATACATATGGACGTGACGTATGTAATGAGGCTTGGAATCACCTAACTCCAATCGAGCGAGCATCCCTAATGATTGCGAGAGAATTTCATGGCACCATCATCCAAGAATGATGAAACCCCTTTAAATCAGTACGCTCTTACTAAAGAGTTACTGAAGGCTCAGCAAGAAACTAATCGCCTACTCCAGGAAGCTGTGTACTTACTGAATGGCTTTACTAATAATGGGTCGAATTTAAATGGCATGGTTCCAGACGTTTCTTTCCTTGCTTATTTATCTGTTGTTGGTCCAGCTTTAGCCAGACATTTAGATGACAAGATAGGTATAGAAGAAATCAAAAAAGGTGGTGTTCATCTAGGAGCCAGCTTGATAGAAGAATTTTCTGCCTATTCTTCATGTCAAAATCCTGCAGATAAAATCTATAACTCTTTGGAGTTCCTTAACAGTAGTGGCAAGGACTGAAAATTTAAGCTGTAATAAACATGTTGAGAGATAGGGCAGTCACTAGGGATTCATAAACCCGAAAAGTTCCTGCCTGTATTTAATAGCTAACTGCTCGGACCCTGCGGTTAAGTCATGCCATTAAATATGCAACTAATTTGGTTCCCATCGAGGACAATCAGTGGTCCAGCGTGGAGAACGTGATTTGGGCTGATTGTAAGGAGACACTGTGATCTGACTCCTATCTTTCTTCAACTATTAGAAAATAACGTTACATTATATTAAGTTCTATCTTTCAATATGCCTGCTACACGTTTTGAGATAAACGGTGAAAGGCATTACAGAACAGATAAAGAAGATAAAGCATATCCTTCCGTTACAACAATCCTAGGAAAAGTTGCATCAGATAAAAGTAAAAAAGCTCTACTGAATTGGCAACTCAAAAATCCTAACGGTGCCGCAGCCGCAGCCAAACGAGGTTCAGCGGTACACCAAGCCTGCGAGGATTATATTCGAGGGAAAGAGATAACAATAGAAGAAGAATACCAACCATTTTGGACAGGGATAAGCCAACACCTAGATAAGTTCGACGAGTTTATTTGGTCTGAGATGCCACTACGTCCAGCATGGAAATTCTGCACTGGAGAAGATGGTATCTCTAGAGTCTGGTCTCACAAATATGAATACTGTGGATGTCCCGACCTAGTAGGGATAAGAAACGGAACTGTTATTATTGCTGACTTTAAAACTTCTAATCAGCCATACAGTCGTTACTATCCCAAAGGAAAGGACGATCGTTCTCGCTTTACTGGTTGGAATAAATTCAACAAGTGCGCCATGCAGTTAGCCGCCTACGCACAAGCTCTTGATGAGACGCTTGGCATTAAAGTTGAATGTGGCCAGATTATTGTTTCAACTCCTGAAATCGATCAGAGCTTCATGCTCACTACAGAAGAACTGGAAAAATTTAAAACCAAATGGTTACAGAAGATCAGAAGATATCAAGAGTTAAAAGAAGAGGAGCGACTTGCTAAGCAGGTTCTCCAGGAGCTGAAAGACGAAAGCCTAGAAGATTCCAGGGATGATGTCTCCAGTAGTGAGGTATGCACCAACAGCAGCAATAAAACCGATCATAGCCAAACGGCCATTAGTTAATTCTGCGTACTCTTTTAATTCTTTGTCGTCCATGACATCAATAGCTGGTGTCTTCTCTCTGATTACTGTGTCGTTCATTGGTATATGAAAAATACAAATCTATTGTATTAGGTATTTATACTGTAAAGCTTTGATTGACCGAACTGCAAGATACGGTTTTAATAGAATGAATTATCCCTGACAGTCTTTCAATGTCCGAGAAGCCAGTATTGATATTCACTTCACCTAATGGTGGCACCGTCCAGAAATATCCATTAAGTGGTGGTAAGACCACATTCGAAAGGTATCTGTCCTGCTATGCAGGGAGTTGTAAGTTTTGCAATAACTTAGACGAGGCAACCCAATATCTTTCTTCTATTGAAGTGACCTAACGAAACATTAATGAGGCGGTACAAGTATCTCGTAAATCATCTTGCTCTTTGTTTGTAAAAGATTCAAGTAACTTGACCATTGGGCATTCGAAGTTATGTTCGTTATAAGCGGCAATCATTTGTTCTTCGGTCATTTTTGTCCAAGTATTTTGCGATATTATATTCATAACATTTCCCCAGAAAGTAGGCTTAAAAACTTCTTGAATAGTCGGAGTTAACTCTGCCATAGCCTCAATATTGTTCATCTTCCGTTTCTTACATTCTTCAGTAAATATTTTCTCGAAACTCTTCGTGATTATTTTGACTCCTTCTTTCTTTATACCTTTAACTGGCATATTCTTAGGCTCTTCAACTTTCCTCTCTCCACTAGCAACTTTCTTCTGACTGAATGCTAATGATTCAAGTATTAATGGTAAATCTTCTTGACCGCATTCGCTCCTGATCCAACTTTGAACTTGATCAACACTAATTGTTGTAGTTTGTTTACCAGTTTCAAAATAGTTATATAAAGCTTCTGGCGTAATTTTCAAAACCTTCGACAAATTAAAAGTGATCCTTGTCCTTATATCTCTTGGATCAACTTCTCCTCTCATGTACTTAGTCATCGTGCCAATTGTGATTCCCATTAATTGACATAAATCCCTTTGAGAGACTTTTCCTTCGTGCTGTGTTAATGCCTCATTTAATTTAAAGATTAAACGCTTAATCCTTTGAGCAGAAGTTGAGGCCATTTTGTTTGGTTTGTTGGTTTGTAGTAGCTGTCGAAGTTCTGATTAAGAATAACACTTAATCAACCATTTTGTGTGTTATTTGAAACCGTTTTTAAAAATGATTTTCAAAATCGGGTTCTGATACCAAGTAATGTAGTGCAATCAGAGTGTTTATGCCAGCACTTGAGCCTTTTTACCCAGTCTAAAATCTAGTTTCCCTAGATTTCTAGTAATAATACATACATACTATGTACGCCTGAGAACTCGCTCGTAGCAGACCATGTCGTATAACGTGATTGATACGTCTATCAATTTCTTTCTATGAAGCTATGTAACGCATGCTGCGTCTTGTAGGACTCAGGAAATGAAATACCATAGAAGAAGTTAAGAATAAGTTGTGCGTTTTGACTGAAGCGGCACAATAAGAATCCCCTTCAAATTAAATAAAGTGAGACCAAATTTTTTCTGTATTCATCCAACCTTAAAAAACAAGCCTTCCGTTTTCCAGTCTGAGCATGCTTCTAATTGGACGAATCGTAGTGGAACTCTTTCAGAATTAACAGCTCATATACTTCGTGGTGGGGCTTTCATTCCAGCGGAGATGACAAGTCATCATCGTTCTAATTCTGCTTTCTCAAAAAGCTCATTAGTCGTTGTAGATATTGATAACGGTTTAACGATTGAAGAATTTAAGAAACACGAATTATCTAAACAAGCTGCATATCTTTATACAACAGCCAGTCATGATCCTTCAAAAGGAAAGGAAAGATTTCGAATCATCTTCCAACTCCCAACAGTTGTAGAAGATCCAAAGCTTTATAAGTCTCTTGTCTCTTTGCTCGTCAAGAAGACACAAGCCGATGAAGCCTGCACAGATGTTTGTCGAATTTTCTATGGTAACGACAAAGCTATTGAACCCCTTGTTCAACTCGATGCTGTCTTAAGTCAGGAATATATCGACGAGGCAAAACGATTACTTCTTTATCAGAAGCAGACCTACCACCGAGAAGATTCGCAGTACGACGAACGTGCAATCGACCAAGCGATCTACTGTCTTGAGCATGTCATTGAGCCTAGTCAGGACGATGACTATCAGAGATATAAAACAGTTACTGCAGCAGCAGCTTCTGCAGGTGATGTTCTCTATCAGACATGGAGTGACTGGGCATCAAGATGTCATCACGGAAATGTCAAAGGTGGAAGGCAGAATTCTGAACGTTATTATTACGGCTTTAAAGGTTCAACCTTATTCAAGATTTTTCAGATAGCAACAGAAGATCGACCTGGATGGAGGAAAGATCTACCAGAGGAGTTAAGAGATACAGATACCGATTTCTATTTAGGTGTCTCTGGTGATTCATTTGCTGGCTATGACCATAGGGACTTCACTGGAGAAGACGACGATGAAGAAGCTGAAATCGAGATGGATACAACGCAAGGATTATTTAGTCCTCCTCCTCCTAGCCAAACCGCAACACTTCCTCCTGAGGCCAACGCTCCAACAAGACCAGCGACTCCAGCTCGTCGAGGGGGAGGGAATGAGAACGAAGATACCCCTAGAAGAATAAGAGAATTACTTCTCCAAAGATTCAACGGACTTCGTTTGAATCAGATGAACCAGCAACTGGAGTACGGACCTAACTCTGACCCCAGAGAGATTCATGACCCAACACATCTATATATACATGTCAGCGAAGGTCAAGGAACAGTCTTTCCAAAGACACTTGTCTTCGACCTGGCGTCAGTCATTGGGCATGAGAATCAGTATCACCCAGTGCGTTCTTATCTTGATTACTGCCAGCGTTTTGAACCCTGTCCTTATTTCAATCATCTAGCGACTGAATTACTTGGAGTCTCCAACGATCCAATTCAAAACCCAATCATGCCTTGTGGCAGTCGATTAGCTGATGTCATTCTGAAACGATTTTTTATTGGTGCTGTCGCTCGTGTGATGCAGCCAGGGTGCAGACATGACTGGATGCCCATATTGATAGGAGATCAGAACTGTGGCAAAACTACTTTCTTCCAGTACTTAACTCCTCAATCTTTACTAGACGGAACCTATCCCTGGGTTACAACAATGCAGCAGGGAATTGAATATCTAAAAGAAAAACCTCATGCACTCCATTCAGGATTCATTGTGGTCATGGATGAGTTCGAAAGATATACAAAGCGTAAATACGTTGAGGAACTAAAGAACTTAGTCTCCGTCAGCGTTGATCGTTCAGCTCGTAAATATGAAAACGAGAAATCTTATCCCAGAAGTTTTGTCCTCGCAGGAGCAACTAACAATACAGACTTCCTTGTTGACCCAAGCGGAAACAGGAGATTCCTTCCCATTATTGTTCAAGGAAAGGTTGCATCGAAAGAGAACCCAAATATCAAGATCATTGATTTAGATCGACTTAAGAGGGACAGGAATTCTATTTGGGCAGCCGCATATGCTCATTACTGTGATCAACCTAATCATGTATTCACCAGCCATGAACTGAACCACGTTTCTGATTTCACTGATTCCTTTACCAGAGACAACCCGATCGATGCCAAAGTCATTGAATGCGTTCAGCAAAATACAACTGGCTATACAAATGATGGCTCCTCCTACGTAACCCTCCACGATATTTACAACTGGCTAGAGATTCCAATTACTCAACACCGTCAAATGTCGCAGGATATTATTGATTGTTTGAAAAGAATGGACTACAAAAATAAAAAAATAAAAAAGAATGGCAAGCAATTAAGGGTCTGGATTAAGTCGTAGCCTGAGACAGAAAAGACAATCGCAAGATGTGTCTTGCGTAAGACCGTAGAGACTCCTTTCTTTGCGGTCTTTTTTCATGCTTTCAAACCCTCCTTCTTTTAAGGGGTACACCCTCCTTCCCTTCTAACTCTTTAGTAATAAATGAGTCTTATAAAAGGGTGACAGGGGTACGGCACTTTCTAGAACCTTTCTTGAGAAAAAGGCGGCATATTCTTCAAACTTTCCCTTTACAGATTCCCTATGATTAGTAGTAAGTAAATAAGAAGAAGAAGAAAGGGGAAGAATATCTCTAAGAAAGTTTAAGAAAGTGGTGTACCCCGCGTACCCCTGTACCCTTAGTAAACAAAATGCTTACCACAGCACTATGTCTAATTCTGGCCATCCTATGTATGGAATTGATCGGCAGACTTTGAATCAAATCCTTCCAAAGGGACTGAAGCAACTAACGAAGCAGGATATAACAGACTTGTCCAGATTAATAATTCGCTACCAATCTTCTAATTCAGAAGGTGAAATCGTTGGAGATATCACGGCCTTTCTCGATCGCATCGGAAAGACTCGTGAACAACTCCACGAAAGATCTAGAGCAATATGGCAATCAGGTTTCAGACCCAGTCAATTCTCTGAAGGAGAGGTTGGATCTGGTGCTGACGTCGAAGCTGGCTGTGGATCGTAATCGTCATCATCCACTCGACCCATTGTTTTAATATCCAGTAATTCTTTTAAGGTGCTTATCTCATCCTCTAAATGTTCTATGTGATTCTGATATAAACCATTCATGAATTATCTTCTCTTAGATTCAAGTTGTCGAAGTCTCGTCTCATGATCTTTGACGTCTTCTTTTAAGATAATTATATCCTTAGATAACTCGCTCCTGAGGAGTTGTACTTCTCTAAGTATCGCTTCCATTCCTCTCTTCATGCTTCCCTGAGTGAAAGCAATTCTCCAGAGCGCACCCGCAGATGCGACTCCAATGACAGCAGTAACTTCAAGCATGGCATTGCACCTCCATAATTATTCTATTGCAAAATTTAAAGCCACCTAAAGCACCTAAACATTGGGATCAACGCTTCCTAGTCCTTGCTTCGAATATAGCGGGTTGGTCGAAAGACCCATCTACAAAAGTTGGTGCAATAGCCGTTCGTGATAAACGCATTTTAGCGCAAGGTTTTAATGGCCTGCCTGTAGGCATAACAGATTCAGATACACGACTCAATGATCGCGACCTTCGTCTAAGCATGACGGTTCATGCCGAGATGAATTGTGTCGCTTTCGCAGCAAAGTCAGGGGTTTGTCTTGCTGGATCAACGATGTATATCTGGCCTTTAATGACCTGTAGCAACTGTGCTGCAGTTTTAATTCAGGCTGACATTACTAAAATCGTTGTTCCAGATTTTGTAGAACCAATTCGCTGGCAAGATTCATTTAACGCTGCAAGAGAAATGTTTATCGAAGCTGGTGTTGCTGTTCACCGTATTCCTATTAGAGGGCCTCTCGATCCAGACGAAGAGGACGAGACCACCAACACTTGATAATTCCACTAGATTGCGTACTGTAACAATCAATATGCAATACTGCAGATGCGATGAAGGAACTGAAGCTAGGCCACCGAGTTAAGAATACGCAAAGAGATGTAAATGGAATGGTGGCTGGTGCTCAACAAGCTAATGGAGTTAACAGCGTATTAGTACCAGTGGTTCTAGAAGGTTCGACTCGTAGAGAACTCTGGCCTATGGATCAAATTAAATTGCTCCCAAAATCTAAACAGCTTATCGCTCTTGGTGGAAAATTTAATCCACCCAAAGGCTATCCACTCAACATTAAATAGTCATGGCACAATGGGCACTCCCTCCTGATCTTCACTCTCGTATAGAGGGAGGTCCTTTATGTTTTCATTCTGACCACAACATTGGAGCAAAAGACGGTTTAATTCCTCGCTATGCAGATAGCCATGCCTGTGTCAGGTGTGTCGCAGCATTGACCGAGGGACGGCTTGCTTTAGATGTTCATCGAATTGAAAAGATTCATCGTCGTAGATTTCTAGAATTTTGGTCCTTTGTTGAGATGGCTGGAGCGAATGATTGCTGGCCCTGGAGAGGGAAATATCACACTCGTTGCTCTTCGAGTTACTTTCCAATTCCTAGATTCTGGGGTAAAGGCAGGCAGTACTCGGCATCAAGAGTTGCCGCTTGGTTGACATGGGGAGATATCGGTAGGCTTCCAATTAAAAATATCTGTGGTGACAATAATTGCTGTAACCCCCTACATATCAAGATCAAAGGGGTTCCACATTTCTATCACAGAAGAAAATTAGACACGATGGATATTGATTTCAGTACAAGAAAATTAGAAAGCGAAACATTGTGTTTCTTAGAAACCACAGCGACAAAAGATCCAAAGACTTTTGAGCGTTTAGAGAAAACAAATAAGATCTGGATTAACTGGCGGATGGGCAGTGATGAGCCTCTTAGCTCTCTGATGGGAAGTCCTCCTGAAGATAATAAGTAAGATATAAAGGAGACGTAATTATTACTGATATCCGTGTCGACACTTCAGAAACTCGCTGCGGCAAAGGCTGCAGAGTTGAATTCAGCGAACTACGCGAATCCCTGGTATGACCCAAACAAAGGTCATGGCGGTAGAAAGGGAGACTATATGGGATACGACGAAGACGTCTATAACAAATTTGTAGCAGCGGATGCAGATGGCGATGGAATAATTTCTAAGAACGAATACAAAACTTGGGACAATCTAAAATACGATATCATCGGTGATAACCACGCTCCGTTCTATAAAGGTAAGTGGGATAGAGGAGCTGCAAGACAAAGAGCAATACTAAAAGGATTATCAAGACATAATTTATCCTTAGAGGATACCAGTGTTTTAGCTCATCACGGTATTTGGCAAGATAATCAAACTGGAGATCTATATGGAGCGACTGGTTATAAGAGTGATCTATGGGGTAGACATGCAGATGACAACCTGTCTTCCTATGCAGGGCATTTCAAAAAAGACGATGCCAATATGGCTGGCACCTATTTTGATTTTGCTGACTGGGGTGACGACGGAGCACCTGTTTATAAATATGCCTACCAAGGAGATTGGACTCCAGCAGAGGAAGAAGAGGAAGTAACAGCTTGCCCAGCAGGACAAATTAGAGGTACCTCTGGTGCGTGTATCGAAGATAAAACATATGCAGAAAATCCTTGGGAAGAACCAAGAAAAACTCCACAAGCTTTAGTCGATAAGAGAACAGACTGGGATGCCAACTGGGACCCAACAAGGCCAGGCATTACTCCTGAAGAACAGGGAAGTATTCCCTTCAACACGGCTGGCATGCTGAATGAAGCTAGAAAAAATAACTCTGTTGCTACTGGAAAATTCTCAAGCTTTCTAAGTGGTTTCGATGACGACTCTGATGATGAACAGAAAAAGCTCGAAAGCTACTTGAGAGCTACTGAGTATCAGACTCTTTAACTTTCCTAAACTATTTAAAAAGGCACCAATTAATTATTAATAATGACATCATCAGCAGAGGAAGCAAAGGCAAGGACACATCAATGGCTCCAAGATGTATACAAATCTGAACTTGGTCGTGATCTAGGTCAAGAAGGTAAGGACTACTGGACTGCAGATATACATGATCGTGGCCAGACAAGAGATCAGGTATTAGCAAATATCAGAAGAAGCCCTGAATATGCTGGATATCAAAGAGGTAAAGGTTCTTCGCCAGCACCAGCTCCTTCCCCAGCACCTGCCCCTTCTCCTGCACCAGCACCTTCTCCTGCGCCAGCACCTTCCCCTGCACCATCTCCTTACTCAAACGACTACAAATTTTCAGGCATAGATGCAGCCGCACTTGCTGGTAATGCTATGACTGATGACTATTACTCTCGCTTCCTTCCTCAAATGAGAAAAGAAGTCATGCTTGGCATCGACGAAATAGGAGCAGCAAGTCGCTACCACTCTGATCGCTGGGAAGGTGAGCCTCCTGAATTTGACGACCCATTCGAAATATTCAATAAATATAGAAGTGGTTCTAACAGTGGAAGCGGTACAAATGCATCCACAATCGATGCACTTCAACAGCGCATTAAAGCTTTAGAGGATAAGTACCAAAATTAATTCAATGACACGTTTTGCTGGAGATACGATTGGTATCAAATCTTTATCGGAACTAAGTGCAGACAAAGGTTCCGAGCTGAGTGACCTTGCTAGGAGACTGACAGTCTTGGAGCAAGGAGGCGCTGTTAACCCAGACGAGTCAAAGAGATATGAAGAAAGAAATGCTATTAGAGATTTATATGCCGCACAGATAGCAGAAGGTCACGACATTCTTACAGCAATGCGTTACAACCCAGCCGCAACTCCAGAGGATTGGGAACGATATTCCTTTGCTTTCGAAGAAGTAGATCCCCCAGCATTCGGAAAAGGTGGTGGATCAAAACAAGCAAGGGCTGGACAGGCGGCAAATAGAGCAAAGGCAAGAGCAAGAGCTAATGCAAGAGGACGCGAAGGAGGTAAACCATCAAGAAGTCAAAAAGCAGGAGCTAAACGTCGGGGCGGATAATTAACCCACCAACATCATTTATATTTGTTACGTTATGTGAAGCATCTTACATAATGCGTGACTGAGCAACTAACTGATGAAGAGTGGATCAGGCAGACTTATCTGACTGAACTTCGTAGAGAACCTGATGAGATTGGCCTTGACTATTGGATAGCTGATATAAAAGATCGAGGTCAAACAAGAGAACAAGTTCTAAGTAATATCCGATTGTCGCCTGAATATGAAGCACTACAAAACCAGTTGTCAGACGGTGTTTAAAACTTATTGAGTGTCAAGGCTTGCATTCTGGCTAATAGCGGCCTAACTTCTGGTTAGATCTGCTTAGATGGGGAATGCCCGATCTTGAAACAAAAAAGAGGAATACTGCTTTAAAGCCAATTCCTTTTGAAAGATTAGATGTTAAAAAGATTAGTGGCACTGAGGACCCTCAACGTATTTTGTTGTTGGTTCACAGAACTCTGACTGAAGCTGAAGACCCTATGGATGGGCTAGTTGATAATCAAGAGGAAACTAATCTTAGTTATTTACCAGAAGATAAATGTGCTCACGAGTTTATTGAAGCTTGTGAATCAAAGCCGTTGATCACCTTCGCTGAATACGCTCCATTCGATCATCCTCATCTGACACTAAGACTAAGGGCTGATCAATTCACGATTGGAGAATTAAAAGATAGAGCAAAGGGACTCGTCTTCACAAAGCAATCTTTATTTAATACAGCAGATAACTACAGGAGACCAGTGATCGATCATAAGATGCCTCTCACTGAAGTAATTTATTCTCGTGTTCCTGGAAATTATCCTCAAGATGAAGGTGAGAGATTTGACTGGCGTGAAGAGGATATGGATGAACAACTTGCACACGGCTACTCAGGATGTATCGATTTCAATATTGCTCGCATCCGTGGTGTGCCAATAGAAACTGCACTGCAGTCACTACCACAAAATTTATTGATTAACGCTACAGTAACAGGGAGTCTTGGTGATTGGCTTCGCTTCCTATGTCATGCTTCTTCCTTAAATGGCTCCTATGAGTTGAGGTCCATGTACGGAATGATTGCATCTCAGGTTCGCAAGTTTGCTCCAGAGATTTATAGATGGTGGTATTCGGGATTTCAAAAGCAAGAATCAGCAGAACCAAACAGCAGGTTTGAGTCGAGCGTGATCTGAATATGTTAGAAATTTCACTCCTAGGTGATCTTTATTCATCTGTTTCTGATTTAACTGATGAACTCATAGACGATCCTGAATACAGAAAGTATGTTCCACTTCTCTCAAGCGTGGAATATATCTTAGACGCCATTTACGTTTCTATCTCGAACGAATATTTAAATGGCAAGACCAAAACCAGCGGAACTTCTAGTCAAGTTCTTTCCTGAGTTACTTGATAAGTCACTTCCAAAAGTAAACAAGGAAGCATCCAGAGAATTAAATACTCGAATCTGCGAAGCAATAATCTCTGACCTAATCAACAAATACGACAGCCTTCATAGCTACATGGGTGAAGGTGCTTTGATCGTCAGGCTTGGTACTCGTCATGGCAAAGATAATATAGAAAACAATAATTACATCAATCGGTTCACCCTTGAAAAAGATCTAAGGGACGCTCGCGAGAACAAGGACGAAACTGTTGTTGAATTTTTAAGCGACGTAATAAGCAAAGTAAAAGCGACAGATGTCAACGAAGAGATCTGCATTGTTTTAATCGATAATTCAGGAGGTTCATGTTGCGTTATTCCAAGGGATGATCCTGCCAAACGAATAGCCGCAATGATGGATGGACTCTAAACATGTCCACCACAAGGGTTGATCGATGTGACCTTGCTCCTCCAAGCAGCGTAGTACAAGGTGCTCGCTCAGTTCTAGGAGCGATCGATCTTGATCCTTACTCGACACCAGATATTAATCGTTTAGTTACCGCAGCTCGGTTCTACGACCGAGACGAAGAAACTCTCGATGACATTATTCGGAAAACTTGGGATGTTCCTGGGGAAGGACGAGTCTTTGTCGGTGCGCCTGCAGGAGCTGGATTAACAAGAAGACTGATCAATAAAACACTGCAGGAATACAGGGCAGGACGGATTAGTCATGCTGTGATTTTTATTGGGCATAACGAGGCCATTATCCGTTCTCCGTGGCTTTGGGACTTTCCTATTTGCTTTCCGTTTAGAAGATTAAGACCTCAGTGGTGGGACGACGAGCTTGAAGTCTTTCGTGGAATATCTCCTGCCGATTGGTCAGCCGTTGCCTATTTGCCACCGACTGATCCAACTCAATTCCACACCATGCTCTCAAGGTTTCATAACGCTTTTAGTCCTGTAGGTCGCGTTGTCTTCAATGAATTCAGTGGTGAATCCGATTGGGTTGATTCCTACAAGGCAACTTTCGGCAAGGATTACGACTACAGAGGATGAGATGAGAACCTTTCAAGCACCTGACGGGAATCGATATCTTGGAATACGTTCTGTTGTATACGACTCCTGGATCATGTGGAATGATGTTCTACCCGATCCTTCTGATGGCCATCCTTTAATGACACAGGATATATACGAAAACATTACCGAGCTTGGTTTGCGTATTCATAAACTTCATCAATCAATGCCTAACTACAAGCAATTAACTGAGTCACCTTTTAACTTCGTTCTTTGGTGGGACCCTGAGGATGATGATGTTGACTGGAACCGAGGGAAAGTCTGTCGGTTCATGATTGATGATTATTCCGCTGAAGATATTCTTTTCTATAGCAAGGCCAAAAAAGCAAATAAAGTATTGATTAAGCCAATGACAAGTCGGCTCGTTGAAGCTCGTATTATTCCAAAGACTTAACGTTTCCTCCAGTTACTCCTTCTTGTGGGTAGCTCTCGTGATTTCTTATAGACAAAATATAAGTTTGTGTAGGCAGCAACCACAAGCAGCATCAATAGAAAAGTGTTAATCATTATGTTCCTAAGTCCCTCCTTGCTTCCCATGCCTCTCTCTTTGCTCCATATTCATCTAGCGAATCTCTAAAGATTTGACTTTGTTCTGCTTGCTCAGCCGACCTACGATTTAAAACATTAATACCGCTTCCATCATCAATACTTTTTCTTCCTCCTGTACTTCCGCCATAACTTTGTGCGGCATGATTTGCTCTTCTTGCCTTCGCTAAATATTGTCTAACCAGCCTGTCTTTTGGGTTAGTGAACGTCATATTGTGCTCCTAAGAATAATAGTTTCTCTGGCCATTGTTTTTGTGGAACGTACTTAATCATTAGGTAGAAATGAAAGTTATGAACCATCGTCAACATCACGATAACTAATGTCGGAGTTAGGCCTCTGTGGTCATTCAGTACCTCATTACATAAATGGAAACCTTCAAATAACTGTCTCTCCATTTGATGGATCGTCAGCTCCTTGACTTTATCCCTTGTTTTGCGTGGCTTGTCACTCAAAGCGATTGCCTTATCTTTTTCCTAAGCTTATCCTAGGCACAATAGTAATAGGTATTGGTGAAAACACGATTTGATTTATTGCCTTGGAACTCAATTACTGACATTACAGATGTTCTCACTTCAGGCGCTGACAAGTATGGCGCTTCTAACTGGTGCAGAGGTACCGACTGGAGCAGATACTTCTCAGCTTTATGTCGACACATATTTGCATGGTGGACAGGAGAAGACAGAGATCCAGAAACAGGCAGAAGTCACCTCGCACACGCTGGATGCTGCCTGCTCTTTTTGATGGAGTACCAGCGCAATAGCTGGGGAACTGATGATCGAATACCAGTTCCAGACGGTGAAGTTTTCGTGAAAGACGATGAGCGTAAAACTCATACATCTTTATCTCCTATTTGTGAATTTGACTATGAACTCTATAAGGAAGTTTTGAAGTGCCATCCAGAAGATTTACAGAGTCTCAAATTCTCCACTGAGTGGACTCCTGCTCATGTTGATCACATCGACTTGGGCTTGGATTAATGATGAAAATATCTATTATTGGTGCTGGAAATGCAGGTTGTTTTACAGCCTTGCAATTAGCGGATTACGCAAAAGATGCTGGCTTGGATCTCGTTATTGAGATCATTTATAACCCTGAAATCTCCCCTCAAAGAGTAGGTCAAGCGACCTTTCCTCATCACTCATTTTTACTTTGGAATTCGCTGCCTAATGAATTTAATTGGGAGAAGAATCAAGTTGATGCGACATTAAAAACTGGCATCAATTACGAGGGCTGGGGAAAGGTTAATAAACAATTTTTTCATCCATTTCCTGCTCACCAAGCGGGGATGCATTTCTATCCTCCAAGCCTACAAAGTTTTGTCCTGAATTCTGGCATCTTTGATATTAAAGCTGGTGATGTCAAAGACTATTCGGAAGTCGATGCTGACTTTATTTTTGACTGTAGAGGACGTCCTAAAGATTTATTAGAAGACAGCTATACACCTTTAGTTAACCCCATTAATACCTGTTTACTATGTAAGCCGAAATGGGATACCTCTGGTAATCCTTTCACCAGAGCTGTCGCTACTCAAGATGGTTGGAGTTTTATCCTTCCTTCTAAGCCGAACTCTCCATCGAGCCAGGGTTCTCTCGGCTATTTGTACAACAGAAGTATCACTGGAAAAAGTGATGCTATTCAGAATTTAAAAAATAGATTTGATGTTTATACAACTGATTACATTGAATTCGATAACTACATAGCTAAAGAACCAATCATTGATGAAAGAGTTTTCCTAAATGGAAATCGTCTTTATTTCCTTGAACCATTAGAAGCTACAGCAATTTTTATCTACACCGAATGGGTGGTCAAATGCTGTGGTGCAATTCTTTCTTACGACAAGAAGCCATGCATTGAAAGACTGAAGATTGAAATTCACCAATTAATTCATCAAGTTGAACGATTTATTCTTTGGCATTATCAATCTGGTTCTCAATACGATTCGAAATTCTGGGACTACGCAAGCAAATTAGAAATCGAAAAACCTGATCCAAAATTCGACGAATTAATTAAAAGCTTAAATCAAACATCATTGATCGGTGTTAAACATTCCGAGCAGTCTGGACGTTTCCCTGGTGGTAACTACGGAGTATGGGCACCTACCAGTGGCAAATACTGGCTCGAAGGAATCGGAGCAGAATCATGAATTGTTGGCACTGCAAAGACGAATTAATTTGGGGCAGTGATTCCAATATCCCTGAACATCTTGAGCGAGAGGAATTTGATTTTATTACTTTCTTGACTTGCCCTACATGTAAGTCAGAAGTAGAGGTATGGCACTACAAAGGAAGCTAATATCGCCTTTCTGGATAGATAAATAAGAACCAATAAATCAATAAAATTATCAAACAAATCGTTGGTATTATCCAGCTCACTACTGTCTTGGCTTCCTACCTCGTGGCTTCATTTGTCTAGCTAATTCTTCAATCTGCGGAATTGGAATATCTAATTGATCAGATACCCTGCTTTGCAATTCCTGAATCTTTGCCATGTTCTGCTTATTCAATTCCTGATAGGAAGTGGGTAGAGGAGGGGTAGGAGGTTGCGGTGCAACAGGCTGCTGCTGCTGACTTTGTAGTGCTAATCCAATGTTGTTCATCTCGGACTGCACCTGAGCCACAACAAGAGGCGGAACTTTGTTGATGGCATCTTGAACCTCGTTCCTTGTTATTAATGTTGGTATCACCCTCTCGATCGCATCAATTCTCGGATCTGTAGGTACCACTTGATTATCTGATTTTTTACCTTTCACTCCAAAACTTACAAATTGCCCTGCAGCCAACCCAATCACACCCGACATCAAACCAGCAATGAGTAATTCCATAAGCTCCATCTTGCACTATGCAATCTAGTGCATCTCAACATGAATTGCTAATTACTCGTCTTTCGTCATGACAATTTCTTCCATATCTAAGACAAAGTTGGCTTCATCGATCATGTCTTGAAAAACTTCTGTTTCTTCTTCGAATATCAACTCATCTGAATCATCGTCTTCCAAAGGAAAACAGGGAGAACCTTCATTGAATTTAAAGACATAACCAGCCTCTTTACTAGCAGCAAGAAAGACTTGCTTCTGCCTGAACCGCCCCTCCCAGCAACTTAGTAATGCGTCGACCAACTCGTCCTTGGACTGAGTCTTGGCTTCCATTGCAATCTTGTGCAAGAGAAAAATTTGCTCGTCGGTTAGGTTTGGATTCATCTTTGATAGCTCCTGATAAACACCATAAATCGTGCTTGGAAGGTTTGATCCACTCCTTTATTCTGTCGCACCTATCACTACAAAAAAATGATTGATCGGCATACCAAGCTTCCCAGTCACGATTTGATCCCTTCGATGAATTACATGATAGACAAGCTGGAACTAGATTCGTGCGAAGATTTTCGCCTCCATACGACTTCGGTCTAACGTGATCAATCGTTAATTGGCTATGACAATCATCGCCTTCTACATGTAATCCGCAGTAAGCACAGCAGCCCCACTCGTCTTTGATTGATTGTCTAAAGCGTTTAAGTGCTGCCCCCTTTGATATCTCAATGAGTTCGAAACGGAAGTTCTCCCAACGTTCTGGAATCAAAGATCTTATTCAGTTGTCATTACCCTAACCTTCATCTCATTCTTTTAGCATTCATTCATTTTTTAAAAACTCTAAAATTAGAGGTAACGCTTAAATCCAATGAAGATCATCAATATTCTTGCAATCGCAAGTTTCGGCATGAGCATCTCTCTCGTTGGTGGAACGATTGCTGGCTACTTCTGGCTTACCAATCCTGCAACCATCGAGAACATCAAAAAGGAGGTGATGAAGTCAATCACTCCTGGGATTACAGATAACGTCACTAAATCTCTTCCTACAACAAAAATACCACCATTTCCCTCTAAGACAGGCCCTGCAGTAGGGATCTAAATAGGTGGAAGTCAAGAGAGTTTTTATCAGGAATGTCGAGGTTCCTGATATACCTGTATGGGCAGTTAATATCCCCGATAGCCTGCCTCTAATCCCTCCTATCACGGTCAATATAGGTTTTCCTATTATTGACATGCCTGGCTGCGTAGAAGCCCGTGAGATAGGTGGAAATGACAGTCTTTATCTAGACGACCCTAACGGCACATTAGTCCTCTGTGACGCCCCTGTTCCGACACTCCAAAACCCGCAAGTTAACCCAAATAATCTACCTCCAAAAGAAGTCGAACAAAAGGTTGTTAATCTGCCTGATGCGTCCGTAGCCAATCTTGGTAAAGGAAAGGAAGAGAAGAAAGAAACCGATGAAACGAAAAATGAAAATAATCAACAACAAGATTTCAATCAACAAAATCTCCCCTCAGGCAAACCAGAATTTAATTTGCCGAAAAATATTGATGTCAAATTGGAATCCTGTCCTCGCCCTGATGACCCGCCCATTGGTAGTAAGGGGAAATTTGGTACTAAACGTGTCGAATCCTATTTCAGAAATGAAGACGGTGAATGTGTGACCAACTGGACTTCAGAGAAACCGCAAGATGTAGTTTTTACATATTTGCCTCCTCCTCCATTGGTCCTAACGACAGGAGCTACTGCTGCGGTTGCAGTAACTAGCTCTGTGTTGATTAAGCCTCTATCGGATTATCTGCTTAAGGTTGTGAAACCCCTTGTGAAGAAGGTTCTGAAGAAGTCTCTCCCGAAACTGTTGAAGAAGAAGCCCAAGGTGCTCTCCGTTCGTGAACGACGCCTAGAACAGAGGAGTCTTCGGAAATAGTTGGGATTGTATGAGCGTGATTTGGTACCGCCTTAGGAAAATTCGAAACGCGGATATCTCTGCATATTGAGGCATATGCGCTGTCAGGAGCGAAGGATATGCCCTTCTGCATTTGCTCACCACAATGGCGGAGACGCGAAATTTCGTAGTCAAGAACTCTGAGGTTCAAAGTAGCTTTTCTTAGGGCTATTTCAGTGCTAGCAGCCTCCTTACAAAGAGCTTGAAGCTTCTTATCCATCGGCTTACTCCATTGAAGAGTGGCACCGAAGTTAAGTGAGTAGTTATCACGCTGTTGAGTTAAAACATCTTTTTCAAATAGGATTCCACCTGGGTTAATTAATTCACCTTCATCATTTGCCCTCATGTCGTAGACAGGTTCTTTATAGCTTCTCTCGAAAGGACGTTTTACATTCCTGCTGCGACCAATATAGGGAGATATTGTGACCGTTTCTGATTGACATTGAACACCGTTTGTGAAAGCTGAATTAATAAAATTTCCAGTCAACACCTGGTATGCATTCACAGTCGCTTGCCCTGAGCTGTTCGCGACAGGATTTGAGGTAGCTGATATACCTCCTACGTCTCCAGCTTTTACCGCATTGCCAGATAAGAATAATAAACCTAGAGAAACCCCTGAGGTCAGTTGCTGAACACGCTTGACGATGTAACCGAAGTCTCGGTCTCTATTGTCCTCGTGATAGTGGTCCTCTGGCGAAGTCCAGGTCCTTGATATGAACTTGTGAATTGGAAACTGCTTCCTGGATCTGTTAGCACCCAGTTTGGAGACGTGTTTAAATCCAAGCCAGTCCATGTAGTCGTCCCACCCGAAGTCGTAGTCTGCGTGATCTCAGTAATAGCCGTTGGGTTGATATGACCTGTTGTTGGTTTAATCCCTGTCCCTGTAACGGAATGAACCCAGCCTGTATTGAAATCTTCTGATACTATAACCTCATTTATTACCTGCCGACTGGTGGTTGTAGAGTCTAATTTTCCTGAAGAGAAATTATTCATCACAGGCACTCCATAGCTAGGTCTAACCCAGCCAAACAATATTAATAAAACGCCTACTAATCGTTGCATTCCTAGCGCACAGATAACTCTGAAGTTATTTGACCAATAGCCGTAGTACCTCCTGCTCCCGCAGTTAACGATGTTATAGTTCCACCATTTAAACTGCTGACCCCACCAGCCAATGAGCCTTTAACACCCCCTGAGAATGTAGTGGTCACACCGTATGCTGGGATCGACGCCACATTCCCTGTTGTGGCTGATACGGTAGATCCTGCATTCAAAGTAGCTATAGGGTCACCCTGCAGGTAGCTTTCAGAAAACGCGAATGAATTTCCGTCAACATTAATATCGTACGTACCAGCCGTCATGGTCGGACTTGCCGTCGCAGACCCTGCGGTTAAACCACCAAATGAGGCATTATTACCCGAACCCACGACGATATTTGAGCCGCTTACCGAATACGTCGATGGAATTCGTGAAGCAACTGAACTAGCCCCATCAACGGTTAACTGGACATTGGCCTGAATTCGGTGCGTCACCTCGCTATAGGCTGGTGTCCCTAGAGACAACAAACCTACCAAAACAGCGAACCGTTTCATCACATAAAAAACTTATCTCCCCTCCACTTTAGAGAAAAATAATTTCTAAAAAATTTTTACAAGTATGCCTTGCTGATATTCGTTGCAAACCCGATGATCACAGTCCCAAAGCTCAGTACTGCCGCAGCCCCGATGACCCATTTCTCTACAACTTTTAATCGGTCTTTGATGTCTTCTTGCTTTTCTTCCAGTCTCTCAATCTTTAACTGCATTAATTGAATTTTAATTTCCTGCTGTGCAGTCAAACTTAGATCTTCGTTGCAGCTCATGATTTTACCTCTGGCTTTTTAACTGGATTATTGTCTGTATCTAATACAGTGACTCCTTCAGGAGTTACCAATTTAATTGGCGTTGAGATTTTGATTAGATGGTATGGATCTGAACCAGGTCCACCTCCGCTTAGGACCTTCTCTTTCTTCTCCTGCTCCACTTTGTATGTTCCGTCATCACGTTTCTTAGCAGAACGCTCTAATCCGAACGAACTTAATGAAGAAGCCAGGAGAGATGCTGGAAAAGTTATATCCTGCTTTTCTCCAGATGAGATGCCTGGGATAGGCGGGAGGTAGTTCAAAGTTACTAGTCCGCCGCTCCAGACGACCACCAAAAGCCTGACTGCGACTGAGATGTACTCAAATTGCTCCTCCTTGTCGTCGATCTTTTCTTTAAATTTATCCAGTAAATTTTTCTTCTTTTCAGGGTCTTTCTTTACTTCCTCAAGCTCCTTCTGAGCCTTCTTCGAGTCTCCCATTTTGGTAAATCATGCTTTACACATCTTAGGAACTATTGCAATTTGCAAGAGGCAGTTTAAAGTAGCTCTACATGCGGATCGAGAGTGGCGTTATCTTTGCTGTCAAAGAAAGAGACTTGCGAAGCACTATGTGTTTCACAAAGAACCTTTACCAGATTTTTCAACACTGGTGTATTGCATCATGGAAATCATTTTGTATATAAAGACCCCTTAAACCCAAACAGTCACAAGCTTTTCAAGATTGACAGAGTAAAGCAGGTTTACGAGGAGACACCTACGTCTTTGAGGCGCAGAGTGAGGAAAGTGCGATGACAAGCTCATACGGACCTGATCATCAGCCACGGAAGCCATCCTTTTCCAAGTCAGGTATTCCGCTTCATATGTTGGATGATTATCAATACATGGAGTTTGCTATGGAGTTTCCAGAGGACATGCCCGATGATGATCAAGACGATCTGACTACCTGAGCTTGCGGAACCTTTTCATTGCTGCTATAAAAAATTACGATTTGAATCTCGCTATGTACAAAAAAATTGAAGTCGAAAATGCATTAATCCAATGTGCAATGTCTGTAGCAGGACGAAAAAATAATAATAAAGTTAAATCTCTCAAAGGAGGAGAGAAGATTACTGGTCTCTTATTGCTGGCTCAGGAGGAACAAGACAAGCAAACAAAAAACGTTGGCGAAGGTATTGAAGATGCCAGAAGAAAGCAAAGGCTCGCAATTCGAACAGTTAATCGCTTAAGCAATATTTGCACCGCTTACCATTATGTATCGAACTGCAAAGAGCAGCCCGAAAAGAATTCCTTCAGAAAATGGCTTTCAATGAGAAATGCAAATTAGAGAGCTGCAGGTTGAAAATTCTTGATAAAGCTATCTCTCATTTTTTCTTTATCAATCCATCTTAAATAATGCTTTTGATGAACTGTTAAGGAATGGCCCATCGCTTTGGCCACTTTAGATTCATCAATATGACTCCATGCTTCTTCAGAATGCATGATCACAGCATATGAATGCCTCATGTCATATGGGTTCAAATTTAATAATCTTCTGGACATCTTTCCACTACCAGTAGGAACTCGCCCAATTAATGGGTTTGGAACTTTGCCATAAATCTGATTTGTAAAATATGCACCCAATACTTGATTGTTATCTCCAATTCCACGATCCTCGTTATTGCTGAGTTCCTTTAGTTCAGTCCTGTTCTCAAATTGTTTAATAACAGGTTTGCATTTTTTCCATAGTTCCTTTTTCATTTTGTCCATTCGATCAATCAACCGATATTTCTCCAACCAAGAGGGGAATACAGGCCAAACCAGATGATCTTTAATTGATTTGGTTAGAGCACCTGGGACAGTAATGAATCCATCGGACTGGTGATAGATATACCAGAGTTCATGGTTTCGAAGCCCATAACAAACCATCATGGCAACGCACCATGTTTCAAATGGATATTCCCTCTTATATTGATCCAGCCATTCTTCAGCTAGTTCTTTGTTCGTAATAGCTCTGATATTGGCGTCTTCTAAGTGCTCCTTATATTTCATATTTCTATGAGAGTGATAGACCCTCCGCTCTTTAGCAAGCAAATCTTTGTCTAACCAGTCAGGATCATCTTCACCTTTTTGAGTTAATGCTTTTCTGAACAATTCCAAAGAATCGCATCGGTTGATAAAACCTGAACTTGTTTTTGGATCTACTTCATACAACCATTTACGAATTTCAACCCAATCCATCCCAACTTCTTGCTTCATTAATTTATTTAAATGTCCAATTGGATTGCTTCTTGCTGAACCTTTGCATCTATTAGTAATGAAATCTTTAATCGTTGGAGCAATGTCTTTCCAGTAACTATATTTTATTTTGTGGTCTAATTCTGCGAACCAATCGCCATGTCCCACAACCTGAATTCTCTCCCAAATTTTTGCCAAATCTACAGCGTTATCTGTTCTATGTGGCTTGCAGTTGATTCGTAACCTTTGACCCGCTAAAGAGTCCCTGACATAGATAAAAGGACTTTTCTTTTGAACATACAATTTATAACGGTAGTTATAACTTTCTTGGCGATCTAAAAGAAGTTTGAGAGTTAGTAAATTGCTCATATTTTTAAAGTCTGCCAAAGTCTGCCAACAACCCGACCCGAACCCGACCCGAACAACCCGATAATTTTGCAACCCGATTTTCGCGAAAAAAGTCTGCAAAAAGTCTGTTTTTTGCCAAAAGTCTGCCAAAAGTCTGCCAAAAATGGCCGTATTTTTCCGTGTTTGGCTGCGTTTGATTCTGTTTCAAAACGTGCTTTAGATCCTTGAGAACCCTTTATAGCACTAAAAAAGCCCCATGCAACAAGGCTGGGGCTGAAAATGGCGGGGGGGAGATTTGAACTCCCGACCTTCGGGTTATGAGGGCTAGAAAAATCATGAGAACCCAGTCATAGCTTGATTTGAAAACGTCAGTCTGCCAAAAGTCTGACCGTGAATTTATGTGACCAGAGTCAGATTTAACGCCTTAGCAGCCGATTTCAGACTCGGTCAGAGTCCGACCTTCGGGCCAGTGACCCTACGCTCTGCTCCAAGATAACTGCATGATACCTTTATCGTCATCATCATCGTCATCATCTGAATCATCCCTCGTGTCGTAACCCAAGATAAAAGTCACAATCCCGACGACAATAATGGGGATGAATGGAAATAACATCGATAACGTAATCGTCATCGAATCTGTGTAATTTGCTAGGTCATTCATGACAGGTTTAATTGTTTAATTTTCTTTTGAGTTTTTTCGGCCTTTCTTATTAGTTTTTGTGCTTTCTCTCTTGTTAAACACTTTTCCGCTTTTGCCGCTAAACGAATTAACTTTTGATGCTGTTTGTTGATAGGACCACCTCAAGACATAGATTGTGCGGCCAACTGAGCAGCGATATATCTTTCTTCTTCTTCTCTATTAATTGGTCTAATTCCATCAACATTTAATGCATCTGCCAGTAAAGATCCAAATCCTCCAGCCGCAACAATAGGAATCAATAATTCTCCAGCTCGTCTTGACTTTGCCTCTGGTGAAGGTGGAGTCGCTTCACTTTGTTGAACCGCTTTTTTGACAGCAGGAGTCTCAACAGGCTGGTCAAATTGATTGGATTGTTGATAGTGATATGGGTCCCAGTCCCTATCTTTGGGGTATAAATTCGAATTTTTCTTTAATTTCTTTAGTACCTCCCAATGGTTTTCATCTACGTCCACTTTTAAAAAGGAAGGATGATGGGTCTTTGACCATGTATCAGCCTCTGGATACCTAATATCTGAACCTCCTCGATCGCCCCAAACTGATTCCCTTGCAGCGTAAGTTGCATCTTCCCAATTTAATCCTTTGACCTGAACCAGATACGCTCTTTCTAAATCAAATGCTTGTTTAGGAGTTAATGGCTGTGGATTATTTCTCCACGACTTATCCATCCCTGGGGGATATTTCTTATAGAAATCATCTTGGGGTATCCATTTCTTGGTCATAAATTCCCCTTTCTCAATAGTTCTTCGATCAGAGCTTTGTAATTTAATTCCGAATTTTCCTCCGAACTCAGCAGATCAGTATCGAATTGAGGCTGTTCTTGCTTGAAACTTGACTCCTTAATTTCACCACCTAATCCTCCTAAATCTGGAGCATCTTCAAAAAGAGCTGGGCCATCAAATTCGTATTCAGATTTCTTTTTAACAGGTCTACCTGTTGCTATGTCTGTACATTTAGGTGGGTAGCTCATCGAGCAGATCACTTCACCTATTTGATCTCCAGCAAACTGCATTAGAAATTTGCTCCGAATTGGCTTCCGACAGATGGGCCGCCAGGTCCGTAATTGATATTGAGTCCTACGTTCTTATTTCTCCAGCCAGCATTGATTTGAGTATTTCCTGGAATTTCAATTCCTCCTCCCATGAATGGATCATCTACCGAAGTAGGTAGCGTGACTTTTCCTCCTACATTGAATTGCCCTCCAAACAAAGGAGTGGAATAGTCACCGCCAACTGACTTCACTTGATCCTGATCTAAATCAACATTGATATTTAAAGGAGGTCTGCCTTCAGCGTTATCGATCAGAATTGCTTCAATCGTTGGATCTCCAGCTTTTCTAAAAGTCGAATTCTGTCCTGCTCCTTGCATGTTTACTTTGTCTAGATCCAACAAAGCTAATTTTTGCTGTAAATCCATAATTATCCCACCGCCTCTCTTGGGCTATCCATCATTCCGATGACTGCAGGAACAGCACCACCAGCAGCTCCAAGCAATGCAGCCAAGCCACCTCGCCTTGCTCTCTTCAACATAAGATCTTCTGGTTTTACACCTTTTTTAATATTGGTCGGATCGTCTACATATGCTTTTTCTAGCTCTGGAAATTCAATCGCTTTTTTAGCTTCTTCGTTTAATCCTTTCATCGTTGCAAGATGACTGATTTGTCCTGCAATATCAGTCGATGGGTTTTTCATCTGCGAGACCTTATGTACTAATTCACCTTGCTTGAATTGATTCCCAAACACTTCCCTAGCAACTGGGTCCATAGCCAACGCAGCTCCAAGAGCACCAGATCCAGACAATATAGGCAGTAAAGTTAAAAGTGCGTTGAGTGGAATCTCTCCTGAATTTGTAAAGTTTGTCTCGCCAGTTAATGAATCTAAAACGCCTACTGCTCCAGTACCTACAGGTAATGCCACCGCTGATCCCAGCAATGCCTGCAAAGCAGGATCAGATCCTGCCTTCCTTAAAAGTTGAACCGACATTACTTACGAATAAAGACACCTTTTTCGTATTCTAGGTAATTTATTTCTTCAAGATCTCAGTCAGGAGGGGCTTTAGCTCATATTCAGGCGGGTAGTGCCTCATGATTGCTCTTGCTTCTCTTCTGACTTCTCTAGGAATCCGAGGCGTTTCTTTCGTATTAGCTAATCGAAGGAGGAAGTCCCTGACTCCAACCATCGCCGCAATCTGCTGTTCAGGACTGCTAATTCTTATCTTCATCCTTTACTCCGACTTTGATTTTCTTAGCGTTGTCCTTGATCTTTAACCCATCCCTTACATTTCTAATATGCCATTTATCGCACATATCACTGACGATTTCTCTGCCTAATTCCAAAGCCAAATCATCTGCAAGACCAGTAAAGGTTCCATGAGGATGAGCATGGGGTAAATCATGTCGTTTGGAACGATCATATAAATAATTCATGAAGTCGCATCGATTCTGCTGTAACCGCACTTCACGTTTAACTCGCTCTCTTTGTTCAGTTGATGGCATGTTCTATATCTTGCATATTGAAAGCTTAGTCTTCTTTTGGAGATTGTCCAGAGTCTTGATGCCCTTCTCCTTCGTTTGCATAGGTAGGAGGTGTTGCCATTTTCCTTCTGCCCCATAAAACCAAGGAGGCTCGATTGCCTTTGGTTACTGGTTCGACTCCATGCATCAACATGGAGGGGAAAACAATGATGCGTCCAAGTTTTTCCTCTGGTAATTGGTTCCTTAAATTTATGAATCTTAAATTTCCACCTTCGTATTTGTTTCGTGGTGATAAAACAATTGATGCTGATATGTCACGGTCAATATCAATGCCTGGGTCCATATGAGGATTATAAAAATTACCCACTCCGTACTCTGCGTATTGAATTGGTTCAACTTCCTGTATAGGAAAATTGAATACCTCTTGACAGATCCCGAAATAATATCTCAATGCTTTCTTGATACTTTCTCTAATTTCAGGAGGACAATCGTCTTTAGGGATAAAGCAGTTTTTAGATTTCCTGTTTTCGTCAACCACGCCTCCTTCTACTAGAGACGTCTTAATTTTACCTCTGCAATATTTTCTAATGAGACGACATTCTTTAAAACTAAGGCAGTTATCAGCCCAGGCGAAATCAGCAATCATTGTTCTGCTGACTCTTCTTGTTTTTGATTATTGTCATTAAAACGTTTATATATCATTTCCTCGTCTTCAAAATAAAGATTAAAGCTGACAATAATCCTGTCCTTGCCTGACTTATTAGGTTCTGATTTATGAGGCAGCCAAGCTGGAAATAGAACCAATTCTCCAGGTTTTGGTTCAACTCTATAAATAGTGAAATAAGGATTTAAATCAGGATTACACCCTTGGGTCATTGTCTTTGTATGCCAAGACGGATCTTGAAAAACGATTTCACCGCAGCCTGGTTCAGCTTGTGCGTAAAACACACCACTCCATCTGTAATTGGAGTGAATGTGATAAGGAACAAAACCATCTTTTGGGTAAATTGTTGTCCACATATTGCTGATCTTCATGCTGTCTACGAATTCAAAATATCCTTGACCGCTATCACCCATTTGCCCTGGCTGAAAAGCATCCCTAAGGAGCATTCCCTGGCAACCTTTTAATAGTTCATCTGCAATAGGTTGCCACGGTTCTTCTCTTATTAAATTTCTGGAATAAAAGGAAGTTACGCCATATTTATCCCAATCTTCTCTATCTGCGGATCGTCCTGATTTATTCCATTCTTCAGAAACCAATCCTTCTACAGCGTCACTGTTCTCTTTAAAGTAATAAGCCTGTTTTACTGCTTGTTCACAAAGGTTCTTGTTCTGTGTAGATGCTACAAATATTGGAGTACCAAATAAATCTCTACGAAAAAATCCTGTTCTTATAGCCTCATCTGGAGTCACCCCCATATTATTCACTACAGTCATTCGTCAATTCCATGTCTTACATAGTGTAAGAGATGGAACAATTAATTGTAGTGTTTAAGCCTCAAATGTTCCGATGTTCTCAGCCGTTACATCTTCTTTGATACCGTCTGCTAGATCGCTTGTTATTACTGGTTCAACATCGGTACAACTTTTAGATTCAGGATCGTAAGTATACTTTCTGTTTTGTTTTAATACAGGTATTTCTGTTGTAACAGATCCCCAGTGTAAATGATCAGGCAAAGTTGCTTTTGACCTTGCCTCACTATCACAAAACTCAACGACTACCTTATCGTTGTTGTAACAAACCCATTGAGCCATAATTAATAGTTCTCCTTACCATTCAATAAGTACATAACCAGGACCGCCATCTCCTGCACTTCCATTGTAGGAACCGCCAGAGTGGTGTCCACAGGCTGCACCACCACCAGCACCTATTCCGCCAGGCCCAGCACATCCATAGTTAGTACAAGCACCACCACCTCCTAATGCGCCCCCAGCACCTCCTGCTCCACCTTGTCTAAGAAAAGGAGCATCCGCATAAACGGTACTACTCCATGCCCACGCCATATCTGCTGGATTCCATACATGAACTAGGTTTTTAGTCGTATAGTTAGCGTTACCATTGCTGGTTATACAAGCTGACCCACCCCCGCCAGCGCCAGCACCGCCTTGGCCTGCAGTGTAACAACCATCATTACCGCCGTAAGGGCTGGCACTTCTACATCCTGTTCCAGCTCCACCACCGCCTTGGCATCTACCTAAAATTCCGTTGAACATTTTCGCTGGATAAATCGAAACTCCAGTTACAGTGGTATCTCCACCTGAAGCAAAACCAGATCCACCTCCTGCTGAACCAATACCAAGCTTTGCTTCGTGCTGGTTATAAGTCACATTCGAAGGAGCATTACCACCGCCAACACCTGATGATGTTGCTTCTCCATCGCCGTAACGAGCACCTTGCATTCTCTTGAAATTATTTTGGGCATTACCGCTGGCATATGTGTCACCAAACTGTTTTCCGTATGAGGTTCCGTCAGGATTTTCGTGTTCGTATGTATACCCAGTTACTGATGAACTTGTGCTTGTGCCCTCTCCGCCCATTCCATATGGTTGACTACCAGAAAAGTTTGGATTGCCGTCATTATCATTTCCAGTGTATCCATTACCATTAGAACCACCGCCACCACCTGACCATGAATTATATTGACTTGCGGTTTGAGAACCAAAAGCTCTAATACCTTCTCCTCCTATGCCACCCCCACTTGCACCAGTGAAAGAGTAGCCGTATCCAGGAGATCCGTGTCCACCTCTAAATCCATTACCTTTAAAACTTCCAGCGGAGCCTCCTCCTCCACCGCCGTAGCCCTCAGGACCCCAACCGATTGCATTTCCATTACCATTTCCTCCAGATCCACCATGATTAGTGATGCTGCCACCTGTTAATGCTGACCCTGAAACTGTTCCAGTACCGTTATGAGGTGCTTGACCACTGGTTGGAGGACCGCCATTACCGCCTGGAGCTTGAACATATAAAACAGATGAACCGCCGTTTCCACTACTCATCTCTACAATTGTCTGTTGCCCACTAGCGCCTGACCCACTTCCTTCGTTTCTGCTCATTCCTCTTCCACTTCTACCGACCTGAACATCAAGGACCTGCCCTGCACTAACAGTGAATTCTCCGCTAGAGAATGCACCACCAGATCCACCGCCTGATCCATAATATGAACTTGCATATCTACCCCCACCACCACCTGAACCAATGCAAGTAACTCTTATTTTTGTAACGCCGCTAGGAACAGTCCATGTAGTAGTGTGAACCCTACGGTTTGTTGCTACCCCATTAATACTCCTTTGAGACTGAGTTATTTCACTGACGTAACTAGTTGGTATCCCAGAGGCAGATTGACTTTCGCCGTAAAAATCTTGCCATCTTTTAAACTCACGACTGTCGGAGACGCCGCCTGCTGCTCCGCCACCAGTGTCAATTAACGCCGACAAAAGGATAGACATATCAATCGATAGCTAGTATCTTTACCTTTTTTTATTTTAATGAAATTATTTTGATGGAATTATGAATCAAGAGCCGTTCTATAACCTTCGCCTTTAATCTTGACGTCTTCGCCTAGTTCATAATCTTCTCCTACGACCTTACCGTCAACTACCTCAGGAATCGCTACTTTGGTGAACTTTTTTGTCGTGGAATCGTAAAGATCTCCCACCTTAATTGTTTTCGTACATTTTACCCATGTAGTTCCAATTACCTGGTTAACGGTTGGATCATAGCCAGCACTTGTATCGACGACGTTGAATACCATATCGTCTCGAATCTGAGCATATAAAGTCATAATTTAGTCCTCCTTACCATTCAATGAGTACATAGCCTGGGCCTCCACTACCACCTTTACCTCCGTAACTAGTATTGAAGTGACCATTACCACCACCGCCGCCAGCGCCTATTCCGCCAGGACCGCCCATAGAATACGGACCACAGCCACCGCCACCGCCGCAGGCTCCTCCAGCGCCGCCATTAGGTTGCAGCTTGAAATGGCCGTAACCTAAGTTTGCTTCTCCTCGTCCATCACCGTAGCCAAATGTAGCGTTGTCATATGACTGTGTATAAGCCATATTTGTTGTATCCCATTCCCATTCCTTCCACCATTTTCGCTCTGAATGTTGGTGGCTTGTCGTGTATGCCGAAGCTCCGCCACCCCCAGCACCTGCCCCGCCTTCGCCTCCAGGGTATGAATTATTACCGAAATTGTGATTATCCGAAGCAGTAGCTCCGCCGCCTGAGCCTGTCAGTCTCCCTAGTACTCCGTTAAACATTTTTGCTGGGTAAGTTGCACCCAAAGGCTCAGTTACAGGACTTCCTCCGCCACCTACTAAACCGCTTTCATATTGGTTACCACTACCACCTCCACTGATTCTGCTTGCATTGACATTCTCTTTGTCACCGTCACCGTAACGAGTACCTTTCATTAATTTCCACCAATCCCAATTCTTATCACCCGCCCAAGCAGCCTGGAAATTAGGGTCCCAACCTCTGTGATAAGTTCCTCTATTTACACCCGAACCATCTAGTTTTGGTTCCTCGTTATCCTTGAAGCCTAATGCAGTGATCTGATCAGACCAACCTGTTCCACCATGCGATTGAGGACTTGAGTCGTTATCACTTCCATCAACTCCTTGACCTCGACTACCGCCGCCACCACCGCCGTGTGACCACTGATTACTTGGGCTATTGCTGCTCCCAGCATTTCCTCCTCGACCGCCTATACCGCCACCACCACCAGAGCAGAATGAATATCCTGCACTGTTACTAGCATTACCACCTCTATTGCCTACCCCTCTGTAGCTTCCTGCGCTACCACCGCCGCCTGCGCCATAACCTTCTGGTCCAAAACCAAATGATCGATTACTTCCCTGACCGCCTTGTCCACCAGAGTTGTTGTACTGGTATGGACCTAGTAGTGAACTTCCAGAAAGAGTTCCAGTAGGAGGGCTAGGAGGGCTTTGACCAGAATCTCTTCCACCGTATGCCCCAGGAGACAACATATTCAATGCGCTTGTACCGCCGTCTCCAGGAGCCATGACGACACTTGTGTCGGTACCATTATTCCCACTACCACTACCAGATTGGCCTTCGCCACCACGTCCGACGATAATCTGAAGGGTCTGTCCAGCAGAGACACTAACTTCTCCACTTACGAATGCTGCTCCTTGACCACCACCACCACCGTGATAATGGCTGCCTCTTCTTGAAGCTCCACCACCGCCACCGCCTAGACATGAGACTCTGATTTTGGTGACTCCATTAGGAACGACCCAGTTAAATTGACTGTTATAACCAGCTTTTCTATTCTGAGGACCTGTACCAGTTCCACCACTCGTATTCCCAGGATTTCTTTGAACTTGAGGTATTGCTGAATCCTGTTCTTGATCGGTTCCATACCAGTCTTGCCAATTCTTAAATTCTCTATTATCTATAGCCTCAAGTCCACCAGAACTAGCTGAGCTGTCTTTTCCTATTAATGTCTTTAAACTTTGAGCCATTAGAACAACCTCCAGCCTTGAGTGGCGTCTGTATACACCAATGTGAAACCAACGTTTTTAATATCTAATTCCAAATCATCTGCTGTTCCGCAAATATTGAGTCCATTGCGATCAAGCGTAACTGCATTAGTTCCTAAGTCGCCAGTCGCATCAGCAAAATCAATAAAATCATCTTCGTTAGCAGAACTTGGAAGAGTGATTGTGAAAGATCCTCCAGAACTGTCGAGGAGTAAGGCCTCGCCAGAAGAAGCTGTGTAGTTAGCAGATTTTTTTACCCAATCTTTCCTTGAGCTTCCTGCTACTCCGTCAAACGATAATTTACGTCCCATGATGTATTAATAAGAGAATTAGCTTTCAATTCCGTATGCATTGAAGGAGACGTATCCTGCTGTACTTCCCACAAAAACACGAGATTGAGCTTCGACTGTGATACCAGTCCTCTCTATGGCTGAGTTAGCCGCAAGAGGGTAGTCATACTCTAAATAATAATCAACTGAGATTGTTCCTGTGGTTGCGCTTTGAGAGCCAGGAACAATAGCAATTTTTATTGCATCTGAGCTTGCACCTTGGTTACACGCAGATAAAATAAATGTCGTGGTAGCCGATGCTGTAAATAACGGCGTACTTGCGTAGTCGGGAGTTCCAGCAGTTGGTTTTAATTGTCCTTTAATACCTGAGGCCATACCAATTTATAAATTTAGCGAGCAGAAAATTTTTGCCCTGTCTTATTAAGTATAGAGAAGATCAGATGCTAAGGTCCAAAACCGAAGTCGCCATTTCGCTCAATACGTGCCTTGAGTTTCGCTTTTCCTTTTAGTATTTTTTTAGTTATTTTCTTGTTTCTTTCGTCAATATGATTTGCTAACTCTAGTTTTATTTTCTTGCTTTCTGACTTTTTAAACATTAGCCCATTGTTCCATAGAAGAATGCTTTCGAAAGGAACTGAGAACTAGTAGTGAATTGACCTGAGATCAATAGATACCAGTTTGCAACCTCTGTAGCATCTGTGATGTTTGCACCGTTCGATGTATGATCGGCAATATTCATGTAAAGATTTAGGTTAGGTGCAGAACCTGTTGTTACTAAATCGTTGACGAAATATTGAGTTGCATCAGCGTAACCACCACGGTAGAACTGTCCAGAGGATAGTCTTGCCCAGTGATTTCCAGTAGTAAAGTCGCCTAGGAAACTAGAAGTTGATGTATGAGCATCTAAAGCTCTATATGTCTGCCCAAGATGAGTAACTACATCGTTGAGTTTATAGGCAGTTGTAACACTCCATATTCCTTTAAACTCTAGTCCTGTAGAGAAAACTTCCCAGTAAGTGGCATTTGGAGGCTCGTTACCTGTGGATGCGGCCTTACAGCGATAGTGAACACCATTAACGTTGACAATATCGTTAATCTTGTATGCAGTAGCAGCGTTGTATGCGCTGAGATATTTGAAACCTTCTACGAATAGATCCCACTCTGTTGCACTTGGTGGTTCAACTCCTGTATTAGCTACTTTTGCTCGGTAAGTTAAACCATTGATTTCAACTAAATCATTTTCTTTATAGGCAGTTGAATTACTCCAAGCACCTGTATCGTTAAATCCAACAACATAAACATCCCAATAAGTTGCATTAGGAGGTTCGTTTCCAGTTGATGCTGCCTTACAACGATATTGAATTCCATTTAACTTGGTAATATCGTTGATCTTGTATGCAGTAGCTGCGTCGTAGTCACCAGTCCAGTTAAAACCAGCAGCAAACTGAACCCAGTAAGAGGCATTTGGTGGCTCTTGGTTTGTATTATCAGCAGTACATTTGTAAACAATGCCGTTTAAGTTAGCTAAGTCATTAACGTGGTACTCAGTTGCATTGCTCCAGTCTCCAGTATCGTTAAAACCTTCTGCAAATACTTGCCAATAAGCTCCAGCAGGAGGGTCTTGGTTCGTATGATTTTGAATACAAATATAGTTAACACCATTTTGAATGGCTACATCATTAACCTTGTATGCAGTCGCACTACTCCATGTTCCTTTATATTTGAAACCTTCTACGAAGACTTCCCAATACGTTGCATTAGGAGGTTCGTGATTAGTAGATGTTTGCTTGTTTTTATAAAGTATTCCACTTACATTTACTAAATCCCCAGGAGTATATGTAGTCGCTGAGTCCCATGCCCCTTTAAGTGATAAACCATCAGACATTTGAGACCAGTAGGTCGCATTATCTGGAAGATTACCTGATGTCGCTTGGGTATTTATGTAAACATACGAGTTACCACCGTAAGCAACAACATCATTTAGTTCATAACTCGAACCAGAAGAATATGCTCCTCTCCAGAGAAAACGTAATTTACCCAGATCAATAATGGTGCTCATACTATTTCAACTTGTAGATGTCCTGGGAGTGATGTAGCCCAACTAAAATTGAGCAATTTATTTGACCACACAACTTTTGTATAGTCGTCTTCATTAATTATATTGTCGTCAGGAAGCTTGATAAAATCTCCATCACCGAGACGTACTAAATCAAGTGCTCCTGTTGACTGATTGAACTTAAAACCATAGGCCTTCTTACCCGACGGTTCTGGAAACTCCTCAATGCCAGGAGTCTCAACCTCTTTGAGAAGTTGAATGGGATGATCAATGCTCATGCGTTAACGTCCTCGTAATAAGACAACCAGCAGCTAAACGTTTGTGGGTTAGCCCCAGTTAAATGTGTAAATCCATTAGCCCATAAACTATCTGAAACGGTTGTGTCACCTTTTAATACAACCTTTTGTCCACTATCAATTAATTGAACGGTTTCACCTGCTTTCACAAGCTTATCTTTCGCAAGATAGTGTTTTGCACTTCCACCACCCATCATTAAATACACATTGCAAGGAAGATCAAACTCAGTCGTATTAGATACAGACAAGCCAACAACAACAGTACTTTTAGTTAATGGAGTTGTATAAACGTTTGTATCACCTGAATTTGGATAGCCTGAGTTGCCAAAGGGGAGTGTATCTCTTTTAAATAATGCCATTAACCGTAAGCAAGGATGTCGGCAATAGACCCACCACCTCCTGAACCACCGCTACTAACGGTTGTCCAAGCATTAATTGAGCCAGCTATATACATACTAAAGGCTCCAGAAACTGAGTCATACCACCAATCACCTTCTACCATTCCAGATGTTGGCGCAGTGGCTGCCGAAAATGTTTTATGGCCTATATATGCCCATGCGCTTCCTGTGTATATCTTTAGTCTGGTCTCTGAGGTGTCCCACCAAAACTCGCCTGCTAGAGGAGAACTTGGTGCTGAAGCTGCAATATATGTTTGAGATTCTGCTAATTCCCACGTAGAAGATGATCCAACATAAACTTTGAGTTGATTAGAAGTTGTATCAAACCAAAGCAATCCATTCGTGGGATTACTTGGTGCTGATCCCGAAACGACTGCTGCAGATAGATCTTCTGTTGGTTCAGTCCATGCCCCACTTTTGTAGATCTTTAAAATATCTCCGTTCGTGTCTAACCAAAGATCACCACTCTCAGGATTAGAAGGAGCAGTTGCTGAAACTGTACTCTTTCCTACGCCGTTCAATCGATCAGAACTGGCTAACTCCTGAGGATAACCATTGACGTAGACAATTGGATTGCGAATAGCCATTAGCTCAGCTCAACAGGGGTATCAATATTGATTGCGAAAGTATTAGCGTCTAAAGCTTCTCCCACCAGTGTGACAAACTCTCCTGAGCCAGTTGGTGGAGCAGTTGAAAGTAATCCATCACCGTTCAAGAAATAACGATCTCCAGGGGTAAGTGATCCAGAACCCCATCCAGAAATGTCAACCTTGCCTGAGAATACAAGTTTTCCTAATGCTGTAGCTGCAACATTTTCTTTTACTATTCCTGCAACAGTTGCTATATCTCTTGTGGAGCTATGAATTGCTTTTGCAAGTTGTCCTCCACTGTTGATATATACAGCATCTCCGACTGATAAGTCCTCTGCTGCTTGCAATTCGATTTCAACAGCGGAACCTCCACCCATTCCACCAATGGCCGTTTGTAATGCCATTAATGCTTGGATGATGCCTCCTGTATTGTTGTTGTATGTCGCCATTTGTCCTCCAGCAGCAACTATGCATGCATTGATGGCAGCGATGATGCCACTAGTATTTTCTGGGTATGCTGTCATTTCTTTATTTTAAAGAGTTCTAAGGGACGATTATCGGAGCATTATTTGATCCTGCTTTTACAACTTCAATCATTGGATAATCAACTCCTGCAATATTGACTGTTGATTCAAATTTCTGAATGGCACTATTGAATATTCGAATTTCCTGCGTACCTCGATTTAACCACCAATCGTTCTGCCTACACCAACTAGCCAATGGTTCACTTGAGTCATTCCACAGCATTGGCCTCTGATCTGTTCTGATACCATCTCGCACATCTGAAGGAGGAAACAGTTCGATTCCTACAACTTCTGCGAGTGACAATGCATAGCGGTCATAAGTGATGCGATGTCTTGCATTGTATTCGTCGTAAATCTTGTCAGTGAACTCTCTCTCTAAACTCGTATCAGTCAACATGCCCTTGGCATCTGAATCGAAATATGTAGTTGGGATGTCGTTTGGTTCATACCAAGGTATTCCACATTCCCATCTCATTGCATGCATATGTTTACACTCTCGACGTTCGTCAATACGTCTTGGCAATGTTCTCCACTGCCTGTAGTAACCAGCACCTTCTCTTTCCCAAGCTGATCTAACGGTTCGACTTGCGTTAGGCATTGGGAACATTTCTTGACCTCCCTTTCCATCTGGAAATTCCAGATTGGCCAACGATCCACCTAGGTGATCAGGACAACAACAAAATAGTTTTGTTGAAGAACACAAATGTCTATTACCTGACGTATTGAAAATATTTGGAGCTGATGGGGAATATGGAAGTTTTTTCCAATAAATTGCATTGTTGTATTTAACCCTTCCATAAGCTCTTGATAAATCAAAAACCAAAGTCATACTGCCTGAATTTGCAGCAACCAGAGTTAATGCAACACTCCCTTCTGGCTTGGAAATTAGATCGTCTGGATAGTTAGGACCACTGGCTGTATCTTCAAATTGTTCACCAATGAAAATCGTAAATATTCCAACCTGAGCAGGAGTAAGAATACCGCTCACGTCATAAGTCAGCGTGTGGTTTGCTGGGTCTGGATCTGAAGTATTTGTCGTAATCGCAGATGCAGCAATTGGTTGAGGAAGAATAATACTGCCTCTTGTTCTTTGTCCTACGTAATAAGCTCTCTCAGGACTGCTCTCACTGGGGAACATCGTCACGATATCTTTTGAGACACCGCTAACAGCTCCAGTTGTAAAACGACTATTGCTATAAATCGAAATGTCATCCCAAGAACGACCTGTCCCAAAATAATAGGACTGGCCTAATTGCCATCTCTTGTAATCAGATAAATAGTTATAGGACTCAAGGACCGTAGGAAAAAGAGCAGTTCCGTAGCGTCCAAGGCCATCAGTCTTTGATGGATACAGTCCTTTCGCTCTACTCGTACCTACCCCTTGACTAAGAGGTTTTAAACCAAATCCTCCACCGAGGTTTCCTAAACCCTTACCCACTACCTGCTATCGAAATAACTACTCCCTAAATCAGCTCCAGCTCGCATACCTCTTGTTGCGAAAGGTCGATCCTCTCTCCTTCTAGGACCAGCAGTAATGCGACCACGTTTCCTAGATCGATCACTGTATGCCGTAGCTCCAGATGTTAAATCATTTCTACGACTTCCAGGGAAGCCACCAACCGTGATACCTCTTCTAAGCCTTCCTGTTTCTTCCTCTCTGTCACGTTCTATATAGGAATCTGCTTCTCGTCTCGCATCGTCATAATCAGCTTTTAAATTCCTATATCTAGATTGCAATTCACCAAATCTTAAGGCTGCTGCAGAACCATCATTCCCGACATTAGATAATGCTTCTGCGTAGACATCTCCATATCCATCTTTTTCTTTTTGATAAGCATCCCCTGGATTCCATCCTCCACCCGATTTTCCTCCTCCATCCAGTACTTCACCCATGTAAGTCCCTGGAGTTCCTGAGCTATCAGATGGGTCTTCTCCCATATAAGTACCTGTTCCAGTTCCGTCATTATTAGGATCGTCTCCCATCCAATCGCCTGGGGTACCAGCATCTGGTGTTACACATTGACCTGAAGAGTTGGCATAAGTTCCTGCAGGGCAAGGTCCGTTACCTGAAGGTGCTGGAGCTACACAGTCACCTGCACTATTTTTAATCTGCCCAGGAGGACAAGGAGCTGGTACTGGTGCTGGAGCGACACAGTCTCCTGCGCTATTTCTTATCTGTCCAGAGGGACAAGGTGCTGGAGTTGGAGCGACGCAATCTCCTGCAGCATTACGAATCTGGCCTGCAGGGCAATCTGCTACATCAGGAGCACAAGAGCTTCCATCCCATGTTTGACCTGTAGGACAATTCACAGTATCAGGAGTACACACTCCATTGACATTGGATTGTCCTGTAGGACAAGTCACTGTGTCAGGTGTACAAGTTCCGTTGACATCAGATTGTCCAGGAGGGCAAGCAACAGTATCTGGAGTACAAATGCCATTAACTAGTGATTGTCCTGTAGGGCAGCTAGTTGGCGCATCACTCACGCATGCAGTACCATCCCATGTTTGACCTGTTGGGCAAGTCTGTGGTTGTAGGTTGAGATACTCTGAGGATCTTTTTATATTTGCTATAACTTGCTCTCTTGTCTGACCACGATCCCACATGTCAGCCAACCAATACTCTCTACCTTCATCACCTAATGGCCTATTAAGGAGAGTCTTATAAGTATCCCCTAACCATTTTTCGTCGCCAATACTGATATTATTTTCAACTTCCTCTCTCGTTTGGTTTCCACTAGTTAATTGATCTTTCCAGTATTGCAAACCTTCAGCGTCTGGATCTCTTTCAAGAATCGAATCGTATAGCCCTTCTAAATAAGTCTCGGCTTGATCTGAAAATTCGCTTGATCTGCGGATGTTAGCTGCTACATCTTCACGAGATGCACCGCTTTGTAAGTTATCTAGCCAGTAGGCTCTTCCTTCCTCTCCTAAAGATCTATCTAAACCTGTTTGATATTCATTCTCTAAGAAATCAATATCACTCTTTTCCTGACTTAAACCAATATTTGCTCTTACATCGTCAATAGTTTGGTTGCCTGATTCAACTTGATCAGCCCAATACTTTAACCCTTCTGCATCTGATCCTCTTTTGAGGAGATCTTGGTATATAGACTCAACCTGGCTTTCGATCCCAGATCTAGAGCTATCTGGAGCAGGGGCAGGAGCTGGACTAGGAGCAGGGCTAGGCGCAGGGCTAGGGGCAGGACTAGGCGCAGGACTGGGAGCAGGACTAGGTGCAGGACTAGGTGCAGGAGCTGGGCTTGGACTTGGGGCAGGACTTTGAGCACTTGCTATCGCATTGTTTTTGGTGTCGTTATATAGATCTTTCCATTCCTGACTTGCTTGAATATTGGAGACAACTTGTGCTTTTGATTGAGCACCTGAATTAATCTGATCGGCCCAGTACGCTTTTCCTGCAGCGTCTGGTGCTCTTCCTAGTTCTGCTTGATATGTATTGTCTAGGAAATTGGAAGTCTCTTTCTCTTTAGCTGCTTTAACTTGCTGACCCTCTGGAGACGCATCAAATGCATTAGCAACAGAGGCAGCATTCATCCTCCCTGAATCGATCTCTTTTTTCCAATAAGCTTTACCAGCAGCATCTGCTGCTCTGCCAAATTTCTCTTGGTAAAGCTGATCTAGGTAGGCACCAGTATCGACGAGGGAAGGCATAATTTAGAAGAAACCACCTTGTGCAAAAACATGAACTCTGGAGTTAGCACTTGGCGAGGAAATAGCGGTGTCAACTCCCACATATATCAACGCTCCTGAAGGTACATATAAACCTGTATTCTTCTTCTCTACTTCATTTGGATAGGATGCAACAGTTGCTGCAGGACTTGCCAAATTAGGAACAGGAATAGATAAAGGTGGTAACGAGATATTTGTTCTATCTCCCTTGGACACACTTGTGACTGCCCCTCCAGCTACATAAGCTGAATTGGCTGTTGTAATCGATGTCGCTGTCGTTGCTGTACTTAGGAAAACCAATACATTGGTTGCCGTTAATGAAGCCTCGTTAGCAATGATTGACAAGCTATCTATTACCGCTCCGTCGTTAGCAGAACAATCAACCAATAAAACACACCCTGCTGGTGAAGGTGTATTCAAATTAGCACTGTCTGTTAACGCTGATGCTCCTCCGAGTGTCGCGAAGGAATGCAGTGGTCGATCGACCAGCAGCGGCATTTTGTTTGAACTACTGGTTGCCATTTAATTACCTATCTTCTTAAAGTTTACTGAAATTAGTTTAGTGACTAACTGATATCTACATAGGAGAGACATCTCTGAGTGGACCCATGTTTGTTAGTCCGATTGAAGTGCTCATTCCTTTTGCTTTTGTCTTATCTTTTTTCACTCTGCCTGCTTTCTCTACAGGTACAGGAGGGGGATCAAAGCTTGAACCTCTTTGGTTGGGCTTTGTAAAGATCGGAATTTCAGCTTCTACTTGTTGCTCGGCGTCACCATAAGGGTTCTTGCGAGTGATGAAATTATCCTGTGGAACGAACGACCTGAAGTTTTCAGGATTATTAGGAATCCCTCCTTTGCTTCCTGAAAAGAATGTATCTGCATTCTTATGTGCAGCTTTGTTGACGTACCACTCGTTGGGTTCGAAAGGTGTTGCTTGTTTCTTCTTGGTCATGCTATTCCGCTTAGTGATCTATAGAGGAGTCCTGGTACTTGTTGCTTGTATTTCAGTACCAGTTGATCTGCATCATTAGGATTTGGTCCCATATTCGAATTAAGTGCTGGGTTAACTCCATCGTTCCCTGGTAGCACTGCGATGTTGGGCTGCATGTTTTCCCCACCAAACCCTGTCTTCAAGCCCTGACTAATAGATGCTTCTTGAGATTGAGTGTTATCTAAGGTATTGACTTGATTTTCCTTCGGATTAACAAACTGATCTCCCATTTCCAAGCTTCCACCTCCTTCTTGAGAAGCCTGAGGGTCTACTGCTGAAATTGATGCATTCTGCTTGTCAAGAATGACACTTTCAGTTGGCTGGTTTTGATTTCCTCTGCGAGACATTAGTTCCTGAAGAAGGAAGGCTCCTCCTGCTGCTAATGCTCCAGTTTTCAATTTATTGTTATTACCTTTTCCGCCAAGCACGAGTCCTAGTGCTCCAGCAGCTATTGGGAGACCAGCTCGATCGTTGAGCAACCCATTGATTGCATTATTCCAACCTTTACCTCCATGCTGTTGCAACAAAGCAACCTGCTTAGATTTCTCTTCACGCTCTCTCTGGTTGACTGCGTTTGAGTCATTATCCCATCCATCTCCTAAGTTCTTGCCGCTTCCTGTTTTTTCTGCAGTCTTTTCAATATCAGCGACGACTTCCGCATCTGCGGTGACGTCTCCAGCGTCATCAACGTTACTTCCATATTTCTCTTTCCAATCCTTGTTTAATGTGCCATCACTATTGGTCATCCAAGGATTTTGTCTTCTCCTGTCTTCAAAAGCGCTTCGTGGATAATTGTCGTAAAAAGAACCAAGCAAATCGTTGTTCATTAATTACCTCCAGTTCATTGAGCCTGTTGTTTGCAATACTCGTGTACCTACAGCAGTATCTGCAGGCCCTTTAACGCCCAAGATGAATTCACCTCCTGAACGATCAAACGCATATCTTCTGATTTCGTCTCGTCTGTAATTAGCTACATATAATGTTTCAGCTAATCGATCAACTTCACGAAGATAAAGTTCTCTATAGGTTTTATCAGCCTTGATGGGATCTGACTGCAGAATTTGCCTGTCAGTATCACCAGTGATCGTCTGGATCATATTAGGCTGTGGCGAAGCCTCAGACTTGAAGATCTGAGACAGCCTATATGCCTTGTCGCAACGATTTAAGTGCTCAATTATTCGCTCATAGAAATAACTATCAGGAACACGAGCCATCGCCTCTTCAAGACGAGCTATATCACCAGCAGGTAAATTAGCTCCGACGTTATAGCCAAGATGGAACCTTGTACGGCTTTTATCGTAGTCGTTCAGTTCCAATCTTTTTTACAGGGAGACTTTCGCCTTATTCTAGGACGTTAACCGATGAAGATTAAATCTTCTTTGAATACATTATCCCAATCCACTCTTGCAATCTTTCTGAGTTGATCTAAATTCTTAAATCTTTCCCCAGGAAGGGAGAGTCTTAACTCCTGAATTTTCTTAGCTGTAGCATATCCAATTCCTTTAACTTGCTTAGCTATAGCTTCTGGAGTAGCAACATTGATATTGAGCCTGAGGTCTACAGGTATTACTGCTTCAGGAATCTTCTCCTCGTCTACCTGTTTCTCTGCGCTTTGCGTTTCTAGCTTTTTGTTAGTCCTACCGACCCCAGCTTCATAAGAAACTAAAGCATCAAGTGCAACGTATTCGACAACGCCAGAGGCGTTTTTAACCATCGCCCAGTCCTTGTCGTGATGTCCGATAAACTCGACAATTTGTCCGTTCTTTGTATTCTGATACAGCGCCATAAATTAAAAAGGGCACCCCTTATTGAGATGCCCTTATTGTAGTGAGAATCTAAAGGATTTAGGTCTCTGTGATGTAAGGAATAAATGTGCTATCTAAACCAGCTACATCATCTTCGACGAAGTAAGCTACTTCAACGATGATTGGTGTACCACCTGCTTGAGTTGAGGTGATAGCTGTACCAGCGCCATTTCCTGCAGCGTTTCTTACATAAACCTTGAGGGTCTCTGCTCCCGCAAGAGTTTTTGCTTCAACAACACCCTTCTTCGCAGAAGTAGGAGCGATAGTAGCACTAGCTACTGCGATTGTTGGTGAAGAAACAACGGTAGTTGAAATGGTGTCAGCCGCAGAACCTGCAGCATCTTTAACAGCGATTGTGTCGCCGTTGGTACCTACAATCCCAGATACTGCAGAACCGATAGCTCTGTCCTTACGAAGGTCAGGTACACGGATTCCAACGTGATATACGTTAGCTCCAGCAGGGATTGTTAAGCCTGTGATATTCGCACGAACTTTATCATCCGCTCTCATATCAGGACTTGGAATGGTTACGTCGAACTCTGTTCCACCTGTACCGTCTACAAGTGCATAACCAATCTTCTGGAAATACTGTCTACCAGGAACTGCCACGACTGGCTGTCCTTGATAGCTAGATAGTGTTGTTACCCAGTTTCCAGGGAAAATCTTTTTAGCCATAATTGTTAGTTACCTCCTCAATATACGAATGAGTAAGCAACAGTTATGAAGTCCTTATTAAGGATTTCAAAACCAGCAAAAAGGCTCCAGATCATAATGATGAAGCGTGAAAAGTCATCATTATTGTTTAATAATATCTGGGCATTATTGCCACCAATTCCGACTCCAACTGCTTGAGGTCCGAAGAACAACATAGGAGCAGTTGTATATACAGCAGCACCAGCTCCACCTGGGGCAGCAGCAATACTTGCACTTATGGATTTCTCAGGTAAGTTGGTTGATTCGAACCATCTTACGCCCTCAAAGAGGAAGCCTGTTGGCATGACAGGTTGTCCAGCTACGAAGCCAGCTTGGCCGTATGCAGGACCCATACCTTGGAAGAAGTTGGCGTTAGGAGCTTGCTCTGGAGACATAGGATTAACCATCCCATTGCCTGCATAACGTGCAATTTCTCTGAACGCGTCGTTCTGCCTCAAATGCATCATGCTCGAAGGATCGGCTATGCATCTGTAGTAACCGTCGCTAAAAGTAGGGACGTTACGCTTACGCATGTCTTTTACGACCTGCAGTAAGTCAGTCTTTACGTCGAACTTGGCTGAGACGCCAGCTCCATATGTAAAGAAAGGAGCGGCAGCAGCTTTATCAGCTCCGCCTGGATAGTAGTAACCACCTTGGCTAGAAGATGCATTACCGTTAGCTTCCGCTTTGAATAGCTCATCAGCGAAAACTCTGTCACGCCAACGTCTGTAGTCGTCTAAAAGAGTAAGACTACCTATGCTCTGATGAAAAACGTTGAGATTACCTGTATCAAGTAGTAATCTTTGCGCGGTTAACAAGGTTTCACGTGCAACCTTGAATGTTGAAGGAGAATCAGCCTGAGTTGGATCTGCAGGTCCTGTGTACTCCTTAAGGTTGACGAGAACTTTGTCTTTTACAATATTGCGGCTAGATGCGGTTCCCAGTGTCTGATCAGCAGTACGCTCTCTGGAATCCTTATTGCCAGGGTTGCCCCAGAAGCGATAACGATCGAGTTGCACCGTTTGACCAGGTTGCTTCGAGCAAATGTTGACGATGTAGTTCTTTATCTACATCCACAAGATTAAGGCTCTTGTGATCGGACTATATCTTCACCCTCAACATTACTTGTTAGGGGTTGGGCACTCGTGGACGAGTTACTGAGTTTCCTCTCGTCGTCTAGTCTCTGAACCTTCCAGATTGTGGTCTGGCTTGGCTGCTGATTAGCCTCCTTCTCAGGTTCGGCTTTCCAGCAATTCACCCAATTTTTCAAACAACTCTCGTTGTAGGTACTCCGTTGAAGTCGTGAACAACTACTGGTTCGACCGCCATCTCGATTATGTAACCTGGATGGGGCCTATA